ATTGTTTCCTTCTATCCCTATAAGGAACTATGACAGCCATCTTACTCATTTATCAACCACCCCTCATACTTTGAAAGTAAGTGAGACCACTCTTTGTAGTCATCGTAATTATTACTTACTTTCTGTAACATAAATCTTTCATCCTCTGTATCTATCTTCCCAAATGTATTCATGTAAATTTCAAGATTATTATATTCTCTTTCAAAGTGTTTCTCAACTACACCATAACCTTTTTTCTGCTTAGTATTATTTTGTACAACTCTATCTGTCCACCTAAAATGATGGTGTTGCATAATATCACTATAAAAACCATCTTCATGATAAGAGTAATTTGATTTATGATTTCCATGACCCACTTGTCCATTTTTCAATAACGATACTTTTGTAGGACAAGCTGGATACCCTCTAAGTTCTATGTTGATATCTCCCGCCAAATTATATTTGTCCCAAATATCATCATCCAACTTTAGATTAGTGAAATCACCATTCTTATCGATTCGGTCAATTAACATTCCCATAACACAATTAACATTATACTCCTCACACTCTTCAATAATGTCTCTTGGGTCTTTACTAAACAAAATCAGTTCATCACAATCTACAGGTATCCACCACTCGTCCTTTTTTAAATTCATTGTTTGATTAAACATAGACGCCTTAAAACTTTCATTCCAAGAATGATTGTCTCTTTCGTCTCTATGTAATTTTAAATTAAATTTATCTAAAACTTCAAGTATGTAATCTATTTCTATTTCTTCACTACTACCCCACAAATTAAAAAATATATCATCAACAAATTCAGAGTAGTGTTTTAAAAAATGATATAGTACTTCAGGATTGATAGTACCAACTGTAACTAAATTTATTTTCTTCTTAATAACGTGACTCCTGTTGAACTTGGTTTTTCTCTTATCTGGCCATAATCAAAGAAATTAAACACTTGCCATTCATCATCTTGTTCTAATTCTTTTATTAACCTTATAGGGCCACTTACATCATCATATGGTTCTCTCGTTCCATCTTTATGGTCTTGTGGTATTGCATTAGTATCTACATAATGTGAGTCTGTATCGTGTATGGTTATTATACCATGTTCAGATAATAATGTTGAATAATTTTCAAAGTCCCACTTTACTTGTTCGTAACTATGGTCTGCATCAATATGTAAATAATCTATTTTAAATTCTTGTTTTACAAAGAAATTATAGAATGCATCTTCCGTTGTGGTCTTTAAAAATCTTGGTTGAAATTGTAATCTAAAAAAAGAATCTTTTTTGTCCCAATCGGTAACTCCATTAACACCATTACATGCATCAACAATAATCGTAGTACCTGTTTCTGCAAACTCATATTGTTCTTGACCACCAACTGTTTGGTCTTTCCATAACTCTAATCTAGCCTGTGACATTATACGTGGTACGAATCCACCACCACTACCAAGACAAACACAATTTCTTGCCTTCATATAATATACTAATGAAAAGTACATCATACCAGCACCCATGTGATAGTCTGTTGCACCATGTGACCAACGATATAAAACTGGCTCATAAATAGTTTCACCAGTCTTTTCGTCTAGCTTATGATTATTTGTTATATATGATTTAATCCATTCTGTATTTAAAACCGACATTGAAAAACCTTAAGTTACCAATAATAAATATAAGGATAGAAGAGAAAAACTTAATTAAATCGAGTTAGTCCCTTTGTTATGAGAAAGAACATCAGCTGCAAAATAAACATCCTCAGTCTCAACGTTTATGTTTACAACCTCATACTCTCCATACCCATTAAAATCTTTACTTGTAATTTCTTCCACACTCAAATCTCTATTTAACAACGAGTCTCCTACTTTTAATTGGTCAGCTATTATCCACTGCCACCAACCATCACGTAAAGTCCACATATAATGTTGACCACTAACTTTAACTCTGTTGTTTATATTCCAATAATGTGTAACATAATCATACCAAATGTCTTTTATAGTTACATTTGCAGAACTAAATGAAGTTCCTTCAACAGAACTATGTTCTTTCCACTCTTCACCTAAATCCTCGTCTGGTAAACCTGGAATAGTTGCACCCAATATTGTATCATTTACATCTAAGTCTTCTATATTAGAAACCGTTCCGTCTGATTTTGATACTTCAGTTCCAACAAGAAAACATGCTACTGATTGACCACCATATGTATCAAGAACAGTTATGTTCTTAGTTACTGCAGTATCGTATCGAGTAGCATGGTCGTTAAATCCATCACTCTGTCCATCTTCTGCAAACTTACCACTTATCTGTACACTCTGATTGTTAAATTGTGGCCCTGCCCATCTTCTAAAAATAAAATGGTCTGCAAATATATCACCAGAAGCACTTCCTGTTCTTTCTAATTTGACTTGAACAGTTGTACTTGCACTTACGTGAAAATTATCAATAACATATAAAGAACCATCGGTCTCGTCTTGAGAAGCTGCATCTAATCTAACGAGTTTGTTAGAATCAGAAGCACTGACTACTAAAGTCAAATCGTTTTTAGAAGTATCATTATACGTTCTAACTTCTACTTTGTATGTAGAATACGCAGTAGTGGTAAAACTCTGAGTTATGAAAGCTCCATTTGCAGTAAACTTAACACACGTTGCAGAACCTGAACCAGCTAAATCAGTGCCAGGATCGCCATCCGAATATGTATGTATTCCTATACCCGATGAAGTGAAGTAACTATCTTCAATACTACCAGTAATAAAATCTTTGTTAGTTATTAAGTTATCGTCATAGGTAGTTCTTGCATCTTCAATAGCTCCAGCAGTATATGTTGCCTCTTGTGTTGTAGTTCCACCCATATTAAATAATGTAGAATTATTTGTCGTCCACGTAAAGTTGTCATTAAGACTACCTATCTTGTCTTGAAATCTACTACCAGAATTTGTAAAGGTCATTCCATAAACTTCAGAAGTTTGTTCATCAACAAATTGAAATCCTGATAGAGAGTTATCAACCGTATCTATTGAAAATTCTGACATCTTTACATTAGAACCAGCAGATGATACACCTGCAGCGTTACTTAGACCAAACTCCGTTGTGTAGTCTGATGCAGAAGAACTGACCGCTCTTCTTAATTTTCCTAATGATAAATTTTGACCTGATGTTGTTGACATAATAATAAATATTAAGAATTGTAAATCTGAAGATATTGGTTGACCCATTCTTCTTTGTTATCATACTTTTTTAAAAAACTTCTAAGACTTTCCAAAATATCTCCTCTATCTTTTTCAGACAAACTTTCTATTTCCTTTAATCGTTTATCAAACTCTTCTTTACCAAATGCTCTAAATGGATACGAATATTCTTTTAACCAATCGTGTGCTAATATAGGAATCTTTCCATAATCAACAGCTTGAAAAATAGAATATCCAAATGGTTCGTTTAGGTGACAAGAATGTGAAATACCCCAATCTTGTTTTTTGAAAAATCTATGAACGTTATCATATTTGTATTGATAAACCCTCGTATATTCAAATCTATATCCTTGTTTTTTCCAATAATTAAAATCACCTAAGTCTGTTAATACTTGACTATCTACACCATCTAAATAGTGAACTCCCTTTCTTGTTTCTACTCGTGCAGCAAAACCAACTCTGTTATTCATACAAGTTGGTAAATTATTTTTAAATTCATAAAAATTAGGTATATCAATTATATTATCAACCTTATCATGTAATGGTGTTTTATCTAAACCAATCCATATATTATGTTCAGATAATTCTGCAACTTCCCTTTCCCATTCTAATGATGAAGCAAAATGTAATGGATTTTTAATACCCATTTGATATCCTGCCTTCATTGATAAGTCCAATGAAACATGAATAACATTTGAATATATCTTATCCTTATTTTTGTATATTGATTTATGTGGTGTATAATATCCATGTAGAATATTAATCCTACGTGCATTTCCAATTATGTTATCAAACTCCTTTGGTTCATCCCCTTGCCAAATTATTTCAAGATTATCTATTTTATTTCTCTGAAACGTAGCAGGTCTAACTCGATGAATCATAAGTTTAGACGGATGTTTTAGTTTTGGTGCAACATTATCAATCCAATGATTTACCCAAACATCAGAACCACCATAAATTAAATCTCCACCACCTGTGGAATAGTAAACATCGTAACTCATTATTTATCATGTACGTTGTGTGCACAATATCCATCTGCAAAAAAGACATCAACATCCTCAACGTTTAAATTTATTGTTTCACACTCTTCTTCAATAAAGTCTATCGTGTGAACATATTCTAAAGTATTATTTGATTTAAAAATTTCATCACCTATTAATAAATTTCTAACTGTTTGAAACATATAAGAACCACTTCTATGTATTAACAATGGATGTTCATATGTAACTTGTAAAACACCATTAATGTGATAATAAGAATCAAACCAATCGTAGTAAATATTATATACGGTTGTTGAATCAAAATATCCATTTAATTGTGTATCGTTCCAAGCCTTCCATAAATCTCCAGAGTCAAAATCAAGTGGATAAGAAGCTCTGTAACTATATAGTTTATCTCCAATATCCACGTCTTCAATATTTTTGTGAGTTAATCCATCTTCCATAAGTATTTTAGTACCAGCTAAAAAACATCCCCCACCACCATAAGTATCATATTCTGCACCATAAAACTCATCAAATCTTATAGGATGAAATGCTGATGGAAGTGAACCAGTTACAGGCCCACCTGCATACCAATTCCAATTCTTTCTATTAACATCAGAGATAGTAGAAAAGTCTTGATACAAATCGTGTATGTCGGAATTAGCAGTATTATAACTAACTCCTTTCTCAACATTAATATCAGATATACTCATTGATGTATCTTGTACAAGTATTGGTTGAATTATACAACCTTGACCAGGTGCATCAGATATACCTATAGATTCATGTGCACCTGCATAATAAGTACCACCCGTAGCTGTCCACGAACCAGAAGTATAATGTCCCCACGAACCAGAAGAATAATCAGAACCTGAATTAGTAATTGTTGCAGACGTAATTACTCCATTCGTAGAACCAATTGTTCCTGTAAATCCACTACCTTGTCCTTTTGAACGCATGGTAATGTTATATGTCTGTCCATGTCCGTATCCAGAACCACTCGCGAGGATAACTAAACCACCGACTTTAAAACCACCTTGTAAGGCCATTATTGCCCCTCTAATTTATTAATTCTGTCTTTTAAATTTTCTATTGTAGATTGTTGTTCTTTTATAGCCTCAACCAATAATGGAATAACACCTTCATAATTTACAGCCTTAATTCCATTCTCACGTGTTATAACTATTTCAGGTAAAACCTTTTCTACTTCTTGTGCAATTAATCCAACATCTTCACCTTTGTCTTGTTGAACTTGATGTGATTTTTCATTCCAAGTAAATTGTATACCACTTAATTGTTGCACTTTAAATACGGCGTTCTCTATGGGTCTAATATTCTCCTTTAATTGTATATCTGAAGAATAGTAGGCAGTAATATTGTCTGTGGCCATGATTTGACCAGTAACAAGAAGTTGTACGGGTGGGTCTGAACTACCACCTATGTGTACTTCTTCTGTCGTATGTAGATAACTACCTGCGTCTGTAAAAGCCATATTTTAGTTTCCTATAAAAATATTATTGCAGCTATTCCGTCTCTACCATCATTACCAGCATTACCATCACTTCCATCACTCCCAAAAACTGAATCACCACCACTGCCTCCATTACCACCTGTACCACCTTCAGCTGACAATCCATTATCAGCTGTTGCTGTAAAAGATTCGAATTTGATTTTTAAACTACCATCCGTTACAGTTTTATTACTTGTAAACGTTCCAAGAGGTGTACGTCCTGCACCTATCGGTGATTCTGCAGATGTGATAACCAAAACACATCCTGCATTACCACCAGCTCCGCCGGCTCCGCCGCCGCCTCCACCACCTTGTCTACTAACTAATGCCATATCTAACTCCTATTTTAATTAATATATTCATTTTAATCTAAGTTGTCGCCTCCGTCTCCACCGATACCACCTCGACCACCATTACCACCATCAGCTTGAATTTTTAAATCTCCGTATTGACCATTATTACCTGGATTGTAAATGTTCATAGCGTTTTTTTGTCTATTATAAGTGCTGGCTGACTTCCAAAAGTCAATAAATTTTGCACATACAAGTACAGAACCACCATTACCGCCGGCTCCACCACCGCCTCCACCTCCTCCTCCTCCAAAGGATGATAGGTTTTGAACGACATTAGTTTCTTCTGCAGTAGAACCACCACCACCTGAACCACCAGAGCCACCAACATTAGATGGTGAGGGTATCAATCTAATTGGATAATCATTTGTACCAAATTCAGCACGAAACTTTATAATACTATCAACTGGAGTGGACAACCATTGAATACCTGCCTGAACATTACTTACAGCAGAACCACCTGGCCCTGCACCCGCTGCAGCTGTATTTGAAGAATCTTCCCCACCAGCTCCACCTGCTGCACCAGCCACAGGTGATAATGGTGATATGTTTGGAAGTGAATTTGAAAGACCATCTTGTGCAGCTGATGGTGTTGAAGCAGATGTACCAACTGCTGGTGTACCAGAACCTGTTGAACCACCAGATTTAATATCCGCTCCTTGTCCACCTTGTCCACCAGCACTTCCTGATGCTGGAGCTGCTAACGTACCACCTGCACCTGGTGCACCAGCTGCTCCACCTGCACCTCCTGTACCACCTGCAGCAGCTGGGAATCCACCAGGAGCGGTTCCTTGAGCTCTGTCTCCACCACCATTATTTCCATCTGAACCATTTGCACCATCTCCACCATTATTTCTTAATACTACTTTATTATCTCCAAGAGCAGTTCCATATATAAAAATACCCTCTGATGCAAAAAATCTAAATCCGTTAGTGTTTACATATAAATCACCTTGTGTCACATCAAATATACATACCCTAAGATAAACATCTCTAGCTAATTCAACGACATTTCCAGCAGTAGCTAGTTTTCTCATCATAGTATCTGCATAGTTTACAGACTTGATATCTGCCGCACTTCCAGCTCCTATTGTTTGACCTGGAGTGGAAGTTTGATTTCCGTCTTTCCAAACCTTAAGTGAACCACCACTACCATTGGATTGAATCATTAAGTCACCATCTTCTCCACCACCAAATACAGTTGTTGCTGCAATTAAAAATTCTGACTCATCACCGAATCTATCCCTAACGTAAGCACCACTTCCTCTGATTCTACCATCACTTCCAAATGATATTTTTGCAGATTGACCTTCGTCGCCCGTTGCACCTGCATAAAATGATGCAACACCACCAACGGCTGAATTCGCGTGGTCTGAAGTAACCAATCCAATTGTACCACTTACATCACTATTAAAAAGTTTACCTGGTAATATCTCAAAATCTGCTATTGATGCAGATTTAAATGTTGCAAATCCATCAGCAGTGATTGAAGAACTCGGTGTTGATGCAGCTGATGGTGTTGAGATACTATCGGCAGTTATACTACCTTGTACCGTTAATGTACTTCCTTGAAATTGTAAGAAGTTACCACCTGATTTATCACCCAATAATATAGAAGAAGCAGTTACATTACCTTGAGGTGTTAAATGAAAAGCCGAAGAACTAATTTCTATGTTTCCTTGACTACCACTAACAAATTGTCCACTACCACCTAAGAAAAAGGTATCTGCCTTCATCTCTAATTTAGGTGTCGCATCTTGGTCAAACTTTATAAAATTATCCGCATCAGCTCTAACCAATAAATCACCATTACCATCCATGTAGATTCCAGCATTTGTTCCAGCGACATTTGAGTTTGGTGAAGCACCTAAAGCAATCTTACCATTATTAGTTGCTGAATCAATTATGATTGTCGTTGCATCTAAACTAAATGTATTTGATTGTAAATTTATAGTTCCATTTTGGTGTTGTATTCTGTTTCCACTTGAATTACCTGCTAAGAAATTACCATCACCATCCGCATAAAAACCAGTACCACTATTTGAAGCACTTGGTGGTGTAGAACCCATTGCAATCCTACCATTACTTTGTGATGATGATAGTATCATGGTTCCAGCATCAAGTGAGAATATTTCAGAACCTAAACTAAATGACCCACCACTCTGTCTAATAAAATTCTTTGCACCATTTTGGAAATTAAACTCTCCACTACCACTTAAAAATATTCCGTTGGCCGTCATTGATGGTGAAGAACCGAGTTTGAACAAACCACCATTTACACTATCCATGACGAGAGTAGTTGCATCTAAATCAAAGGTTGATGCCTTAATAACAAATCCACTATTAAGTTGTAGGAAATTGTTAGCGTCATGTTTTATTAATAAACCACCACCACCAGTTGCAAATAGACCTGTATCACCATCACTTGTATCCGTTACACTATCCAAATTACCAACTGAAAGAACTGCATTCGCATGTGTCAATGAAATACTTGGTGTTGTACTATCGATTATTAATTTACCACTACCAGCATTTAAATTAAATGTTTCTGCACCAATCGTAACAGAACTACCACTTATCACAGCGTTCTGTGATTTTATTTGAAATGTTCCACCACTTTGTTTTAATAAATTATTTGAGTCTTGTTGGAAATTGAACTCACCACTACCACTCAACATAATACCATTTGATTGTAAGTTCATTGGTATTGTACCACCCATTGCAATAACACCACCATTTGATGATGATATATGTTGTGATGTAGTTTTTAAATTAAAATTTTGTACAGATATATCTAATCCGTTTGTGGTCGTAAATCTAAAATATTCATCAGAGTCTTTTTGTATATTAAACTCTCCACTACCACTTAAGAATATTCCGTTACTTGATAGGTTAGTAGGTAACGTTCCACCCAATGCAAGTTTACCACCAGCTGCACTTTGTAATCTTAAAGTACTTGCCTGTAAGTCAAAATCTTCTGCACCAATATTAACCGAACTACCACTTATTGTAGCGTTCTGAGATTGTAAAGAAAAGGTTCCACCTGATTGTCTTATGAAATTACTTGAATCTGTTTGTAAATTAAACTCACCACTACCACTCAATAGTATTCCATTAGAGGATAAATTTTGAGGAATCGTACTACCCATTGCAATACGTCCTTGACTTGATGAACCAGTTATTTGTAATGTGGGTGTTGCTAATCCAAAGTTTTCTGTTTGTATTTGAAGTGCTCCACTTCCATTATAAAATAAGAAGTTAGTTCCACTTGTTCCTTCTCCAACTCTAAACTGACCATTTCCATTTACAATAAATCCTGTACCAGTGGTTGATGTCATTGAGTGTGCATTTGTACCAAGAGCTATTGTTCCGTTATTTAAAGAAGAAGATAAAATTAATTTATTACCAGCATTTAAATCTAAATCAGTAGTTTTTATTTCAAGACTTCCACCTGTGTTTCTTAAATACTCAGTACTACTTTGTCTTAAATTAAAGACACCACTTCCACTCATGAATATTCCATCACCATCAATAGCTGCACTTGAACCAAGTGCTAGAACACCACCCGCATCAGTTTGTACATCAAACGTACTTGTATTTATATTTAGATTTTCTGCTTTTAATTCTAATCCTGCAGAGTTTGTAAACCTTAGATATTCATTTGAATCTTTTTGTAAATTAAATTCACCACTACCACTAAAGAATATTCCATCTGAACTTAGATTTGTTGGAGCTGTTCCACCAAGTGCTATAGTTCCACCATTGGCAGTATCCATATCAAGAGTTACGGTGTCAATTTTTAGTTGATTATTTCTTATCTGTAAACCATCAGCCTGTGTATGTCTTATAAAGTTAGAAGAACCACTCTGTAGATTATATTCACCACTACCACTTAAGAATATTCCATCTGAAGTTAATCCAGTTGAACCAAGAGCAATTACTTGTTCGGAAGAAGATACTCTAAATGAACCATCACTTGTATTTACAGTAAACGTATCAGGTACAATGGTTATGTTTCCACTACTATTTTGTAAGAAGTTTGTACTTGAACCTACTTTAAAGTTACCTGTTGAGTACCAATAGTTATTGTCATTTATGTGTATACCATCGTCATTACCACCTGATGCAGATATACCTAATTTTATCTCTTGACCAGTTTGTCCAATATGAACTATACCAGTAAACGAACCTGTCTGTGCAGTTATAGCACCTTGTAAGAATACGTTCTCTGTAAATAGTCCAAAACCAGGTGACGTATTTCCGTATAATAATCCACTACTTAGTCCACTCAAATCACCAAGTCTAACTTTTAATTCAGTCGCATAAATTGAACTACCAGTTCTTTCTACAATATCAATGTAAGGTGTCGTGGTGTCTGTTGGATTTGCATTTATTCTAACATAGCCAGTTCCTATACGACCAGTAGATACAAGAACTTGTCCCTCTTCATATGACTGAGAATTATTTGCAAAGTCACCAAAGGAACTTGTATCTTGGAAAGTATCATTAGCTCCATACCCTCTTGTTACATATAAATCACCACTAAAATCTGAATCACTATCAGGAAAGTTTCTTGAAGCACTTTGTACTAAAACATACTCTGTTGCAAATCCTGTAGAACTTACTTTCTTAAGTGCTAATATTTCACCATCGTTATAGTAACTACCAGTAAATCCACTTACGTTAGCAACACTCATTGTTGTGTCACTTGCCGATACGTGTGAACCACTCCAAGCACTAGCGGTTATAGCGGTCGAGTTTGCAACGTATAACTGACCACCAACGGCATTAACAGTTTCCTTTTCAAATACTGCAGTTGCTAACGTACCACGAACTTTTATGTTTTCAAATTCTGCAGTACCATTACCCTCGGAAGATATTCTCCAACCTTTTACGTCTGATGCAAAGTCTGAAGTTTCTAATCTACCACTTGAATGTATTACTAAATTATTTGAAGATATAGTGTCATTAGCAATTGTCCAACCAGCAATTGTATTACCCTCTTCACCTAACTTTACAAGAGTGTCCTCTGAACCAGTACCAGTACCATCAAATATTTTCATACCAAATAAATCAGTAGCAGTATTATCTGATATTTCACCTATTCTAACAAAAACACCTCGACCATCAGATTGTACACCACTTGCACTTATAACATCAAATCTTGCAGTGTTAGAATCTATACCCAATGAGGTTGTATCTAATTTAAATGTATCCGTAGATATTACCACATCACTACCACTAATCAATGCAGCTGATGCAGTTACTTTACCTTGTGCACTTACAACGAAGTCACTTGCTGATATAAAATTATTTTGTGTTCCATTTACAGTTGGTGGGCCAGATGCCGAACCACTTAGATAAAAAGCCCCACTAATATCTGATAGAGCACTATCACTTATTCCGAATCCACCAATCTCTCCACCAGTAAACAATACTTCAGAACCAGTAACTCTACCATCAAGTGTTAAATCAAAATTTGTAGAATCTATTGCTAATGCATCTACAGTTATCTCTACATCACTACCACTAATTTGTGCAGCTGACATGGTAACTCTACCATCAGCAGTCACATCAAAGTTGTCCGAATCAAGAACAAAGGTAGAAACATTAATATCTACATCACTACCACTAATTAGTGCAGCTGATGCAGTTAATTTACCACTTCCCTTAACATTAAAGTTAGAAGATGATATAAACATTTGGTCTCCACTTGCAGAACCACTCAAGAAGAATTGACCACTCGTGTCAAATAATGCAGAATCGTTTATTCCGAATCCACCAATTACACCACCATCAAATAAAACATTTGAACCTGTAATCTGTCCACTATTTCTCAATATTAAATTATTATTAGAACTTGATATTGAAGTTGCATCCAAAGAAAATCCACCAATTTCACCACCATCTAATAATACTTCAGAACCAGTAATTTGTCCGTTTGATTTAAGTCTCAAGTTTCCATTAGAACTTGATATAGAATTACTATTTAATTGGAATCCACCAATTTCACCACCAGTAAATAAAACTTGTGAACCAGTTATATTTCCTTCTTGACTAACATCGAAGTTATCAGAGTCCAATACAAACTTAGAAACATTTATATCAACGTCTGAACCACTTAGTTTCATAGCCGATGCCGTAACTCTACCATCGAGTGTTAAGTCAAAGAAAGTAGAATCTATTGCAAATTGGTCAACAGTAATTTCTACATCAGAACCACTAATTTTAGCAGCTGACATTGTGACTCTACCATCAGCAGTTACGTCAAAATTATCCGAATCAAGTACAAACTTAGAAACGTTAATGTCTACATCAGAGCCACTAATCTGTGCAGCTGACATTGTGACTCTACCCTCTGCAGTAACATCAAAGTTATCAGAGTCGAGTACAAAGGTATTTGTATTTATCTCAACATCAGAACCACTAATTAATGCAGCTGATGCAGTTATTTGACCACCTGACTTTAATCTTAAATTATCATTAGTAGATTTTATCTCGTCTGAGTTTAATGTAAACGAAGCAATAGTTCCTGTACCAGTTACATCGAGATTACCACTAAGTAAAGTTGATGATGCTGATATCTGTCCTGTTGACTTTAATCTTAAATTATTATTAGATGATTTAATTTCATCAGTTGATACCTCAAAACCAGCAATAGATGCAGAAACAAAACTAGCAAATCCTTCTGCCGATATTGAAGCACTTGGTGTTGGTGCAGCTGATGGTGTACTAATGTTATCAGCTGTAATGTTACCTTGTACAGTTAACGTACTTCCATCAAATTGTAAAAAGTTACCACCTGCTTGGTCACCAAGTAATATAGAAGAACCAGTTACACTACCATCTTGTTTGACATTAAAGTTAGATGTAGATATAAACATATACTTAGGGTCATCTACTCCACCTTGTAACGGACTACCACTTATAAAAATTTGTTGACTACTAAAAGAACTACTATCGGTTTGAAATCCACCAATCAAACCTGCACTTGCAGTTATACTTCCCTCAAATACAGCACCACTTGCAAATAACACACCATCTTTATCTACAGCAAATCTTGGGCCGAACTTTACAAAATATCCAGAGGATGTAGGTGATGCACCCTCAGGAGTAAAATCTATATAATATTCATTAGACCTAACAGGAAATAAGTAAGCTTCAGTAGATTGGTCTGAGCCAGGACCTTGGTCTGTTTTATATAAAGCTGCTCCATCCGCATCTAATGTTGCATTAGAACCACTTAACTTACCATCTATAATTTGCCAATTACCAATATTACCAGCGGTAGCAGTAATTGTACCACTCATGGTAACATTACCCTCAGGTGTTAAATGAAAATTACTTGAACTTATCTCAACATTACCCTCAGCTCCACTAACAAATTGATTGTTAGAACCTAAGAAGAATGATGGTGTCTGTACTTCAAAAACTCCTAAGTCCGTTCTAAACCTCAGAGAACCACTTGCACCATCGTGTAATTCTAAACCTACACCATCGTAGTTATCTCCACTCTCCGTCCCTTGTCCATCTGAATCTGCAGGCCCTACTTTAACAGAACCACTATACAACATAAATCCAGCTGTTCCCTCACCTGCAGATGCACTAGCAAATCCTTGATATCCTATAGACCTTATAAATCCAGAACTAACACCAGCCATCTCGATACCACTACCCGTAGAGTTACCGATAAACATAGAACCACTTAATAAGTTATCACCACTATCTATAACAATGTTTTCACCCTCGAACTTTACACTTTCTGTAAATGCAAACATCTCAGCAACATTATTATTTATATCATAAAACTCAATAATAAAATCATGAAAATCAGGTCTTATTTGTTGTTTAGGCATTGGTACTATTAGTCTACTAAAATCAGGACTAAAGTTAGTTTCTTGGTTAGGTGTTATTGATACATCACCAAGATGCCATTCACCACTTAATGCTTCTATTTCTAATTTAAAAGAACCCGTAGTATCAGGTACGAACTCAGTTTCTACTACTCCAAAATCTTGTTGTAATGAAGACGGATAATCTTCAAAGTCCAAGTCACCCAACCATCTGTAATCAACATCTTGATTATCTACAGTAGAACCACCAAATGCACTACCACTAAGTTTGAATCTAAGTTGTCCCTCTACCTTTGAATTACCACTTCTCTGTACCTTTGGTGCCTTCGTACCAAATACTTTTGTTCTAAGAGTGTATCCGACATTTTCATTATCTATCGTGTAATTATTTTGTGTTATAAATTTATTAGACTCTCTTACTCCTGCATTTGAACCACTAATTTTTATTGCATCAGTTATAAAATTATTTGACCTACTTACGTGAGTTTGTGCAGAACCACTTGTCCAAAATCTATCAACTATTGATTGTGAATGAAAGAAACCAATATTTTCGAATCTACCCTCAAGTGAAGTATCAACCAATACCTCAGGTGCCTCCATCGGTGCCTCATATATTGATTCAAAGTCACCATAACTACCTTGACTTCTTGCTAAAACTTTTATCTTAAAAATATCACCACTAAAGGTTCTCATCGAACTTAGTCTTAAATCAGCAAAAGACCTAAAGTGTGTTGCACTAATAATTCTATTTATCGGTTCCACATAACTCATGGTGGCCTGAGTCTCTACGACTGAACCACTAACGATGGAAGCTTCACCACCAGAAGCAGGTGCTGTTAAATCAAGTGGTGCAATATACTCAATACCAGTTGATTTATCTTTAATAGTAAAGTCATCTTCTAAAAAAAACTGATGGTCGTTTACAACATCAACGACATTACTTGTAAATGTAGATGGTACTTCTACTTTATCATCATCAAGAACTCTAATTGTTTTTCCACCCTCTTCAACTTCTTTTATTAGTTCGGACGGAAAACTATCAGGTAATTTATCAACGGGTATAAGTCTTGAAAGGTTGTGTGTTCCAGTTGGTGGATTTATTTCAACTACACCACCTACTTTTTTGGTTTCAAATTGTAATGAATCATCTTTAGGTAATCCAGTTGTATCATCGACTTTTGTAAATCCACCTGCCTTTTTTACTTCAGGTGAAGAACGTCTTTGTATTCTACCTCTTCTTCTAAATGATGGTTTACTTGTAGAGAAAGCTTTTGTTTCAAAAGAATTTTCAAGTTTGTCAAAAAACTTTCCAAGTTTATCAGATTCTTTTTCTGTTGGTAACTTTCCTGCACCACCCTCTGGATCGATGTCGGGTGATGGTGGTATTTCTTGTTGACCAGCAGGTGTTGGTAAAAGTGATAAACTACCTGATTCAATTGTCCTAATAGGTTCAGGTGGTGTTATCTGATGACCCTTTAGTATTTCAAATACACGTACCTGTGGTTGTCTGTAAAAAAGTATAGGGAATGTATTTGGTATTGCAGTGTTGACATAAAATTGTCTCGTCCACCTTACATTATATGCACCTTGAAACTCTTCAGGTATAACTTGACCAGTTTGATTTAAATATTCTGCAGGGTCAAGTTCACCCAATATATGAATTGTGGCAGCACCAGGTGCAGTTTCAGAGTAGACTTCCATTGAAACTCTACGTGCAGTACCCTCAAGATAATTTGGTACAGGCTCTGTGTATATTGTTTCACCCTCATTGTCGAGGATTTCTATTTTTAATTCTACATTTGGTTTTAATAAGTTTGAGCCGTCTACCAAGAATGATGACTTACCTTGTGGGACTACATCAGGAAACTCGTGGACTTGGAATATAGTACTTGTTGGCGAATCGTCTTGAAATATTACGTCAACTTTACCTAATCCTTGAAATTTGTTTTTACGTCTTGGGTATGCCATATAGAGATAAATATTAAAAATTAAAATATTTGATATTTATGGTATGGATAATATATGGAGATTATCGGTATCAAATATCTAAAGTATGAAATAAAAAAACAAGCAATAGAGGGAATAAGTCACAAACGAGCATGTCTGTCATATTTGTTAGCAGACTCTATTATTGAAAACAAAATACCTGTTATTCATAAATCTCAATTAGAATCACATCATGGAATGAGGACTGACCAAGAGTTTATTTCAACTTATATGATTGGTGATTATTATAAAATTCCATATAGATTTGTTTACGAAGAAGACGTTGATGATGATGTATTAATAAAATCTTTTGAACATGATTCATTTTGGGATTATGATGATTTAAGTGATGAGTTAATTGAACTTACATCAAAAATACATGGTATTGGTGGTATTGGGATGAAGAATTGTATTCCTATTTGGGAACCATCTGATTTTATAAAAAATATAGGTGATAAGATTTTGAATAGTCTTGAACGACCCCTTATTGGGATTCATTTAAGAAAGCCAGCTTTTAAACTAAATGACCCAAACATCTGGTCAAATGGACTAAAACCATCTACTGGATTTGAATGCGAAGGCATAGACAGTTGGGATAAAAATACTGACGGTATTGAAAAGATTTTAGATGATATGAAAATCGAGTCCTTAGTTTCTAAACTAAAAAACTTTGATTGGAAAAATATGTTTATTGGATGTATTACCGATGTTATAAATAGAAATGATAAAGTTAAAATGATGTCTGATTACAACTATGTATTTGAAAACAATTACTACAAGTTTCTTGTCGAGCAATATGTGATAGATAATTCAGACATCTCAATTAGAACTTGGAAAGATTCGACTATCCATTTTAAAAAAGAATCTGTTGGGGAAAATTATTATCTATTTGATATTCACATGGACGAAATTCACACAGGTCAGTATGTGTGGCATGAACTTGGACGTAGTAGTGAATTATACCCACAAAAATATGAAGAGGAATCATGAGAAAAGAAAAAGTATCATTTACAATAGATAAAGATTTAATGTCTTGGTTTAGACTATATTGTAAAGATGAATATAAGACAATGTCTTCTGTTTTATCAGAACACATTTTACATCTGAAAAGAAGTAAAGAGGGTTATACTAAGCCGTCAAACGTGCTTAAGTCAAGTTAACAGAACTAAATCCACTTTCTTTTTTTATTTCAAGTAGAGAATCTACAGCATCTCTCATTTGTTCTATGTGAGATACAATAAAAGTAAATTGAAATTGTGATTTTAGATATTGAAATAAACTATATACTGAGTTTAGATTATCAGAATCCATTGTTCCCCAACCCTCATCAATAGCAAGGAAGTTACCTCTTGGTAGGTTAGATACGTTTATCAAAGCAACTCTCATAGCCAAAGATGATATGAACCTCTCCATACCACTACTCAACTCTAAAGGCCAAACTCTATCATCATCATATGCAATATGACAATTAATATTCTTACCATCTGTAACATCTAAGACCATAGAGAAATCAACTATCTGTGAAAGTATATCATTAATCTCACCCTCAATAGTCGGTATAGCTTTTTGTATCAATTCATATGGAACACCATCACGTTTTACTGCATCAAGATAAAAATTGTAAGCTTCATGTTTGTCTTCTAACTCTTTTACCTTTTCTATCTGTGAAAGTATATTTTCTTTTTTAGTTTCCAACACTTTCATTTGACCAATACAAGTCTTTATCTTTTTTTCTAAAACGTCTAATTGATAATTCTCATTTGACAATTCATTTTGTGCATCATCTATTTCTTTTTCTATTTCTTTGTTATATTCAATCTCTCTTTTTTGTTTATAGTATAGAGAAATTTTTTCTTCTACACCAGAATGTCTTAATAACAAAGTTTCTTTCTTTTGTTTTAGAACTTCTATATCAGTATCTATTTTGTTATTTTGTATTTCTATTTTCTTTAAAGATTCAATACATAAATCATAATTTATTTTTTTATCTTTGTAATCTTTTAAACCATCAATTATCTCTATAAACTTATTATCTTTTTGTACAAGTTCTGATGCTCTCTGTTTATCAATACCCAATTGTTCTTTAGTCTTTCTTGCATCCATAGTCAATGGATTACTCATACAATGATTACATTCTTCATCATAAGTAACGTTTGCTAACTTGTCAATCTTTTCAAGTTTGTTCTGTACTTCTATCTTTAGTTTATCTATTTCAAACTTTAACTTATCACGTTTGGATTCATACTCAGTCAACTCTTCATACTTTTCGTTTACAGAATCATCGGAAAACTTATTTACTTTTTTAGATAGTTCTTCAATCTTTATTTTATATTCTTGTCTATTAGTTTCTTTATTACCAAGTTCTATATCAATTGAATCTATTGTAGATTTTACCTCTTCCTTTTCCTTTTTCAAAGAGTCTAAATTTACAGCAGTCGTATCTACATCTTTTAGTTTCTTGTGAAACTTATTTATTAATACAGAAAGTTCTTCTATCTCGGTAGTTAATAAATTCTTTTCCTCATTTAATTTATCAAATGTAGATGTATAACTTTCATATTCATTCTGTACATCAGTTAGTTCTTTATCATAATCTGTTTTTGCAAAGTCTCTGAGTACAGCTGATACCTCTGATATTTCTGAATTAGCAGTAGTCCATAATTTATCAAAGATACTAATACCCATAAACTGAGCTAGTAAGTCTTTTCTTTCTTTTTGTGTCTTGTCTATAAAAACAGTAGAATTATTTTGTAGAGACAATGAGGTCAAAACAAAATCATCATAAGTACCAATGACCTTTTTAATATTAATGTCTGTTGTTCTTCTTTGGTCTCCATTTAACGATATCTCTTCACCTGTTTCATCCACCATCCAAAAGTTCACATCAACCTTAACGTGTTTACCAAAACTTATTTTCTTTGCAATACGTTCTATATAATAATCAAGTCCATCAATTTCAAAGTTAAGTTTACAATAAAACTTATCTCTTTTATTATTCATGACATTTTTAGCCAAACCAGTTCTTGACGTATCATCAAATAAACAAAAAGAAAGTGCATCAAGTAAAGAAGACTTACCACTTGCGTTTGGAGCAAACATCCCAACTATACCATTTAGTTTTGTAAAGTCTATTACATTATCCTCACCATAACTAAACATATTTGACCACTCAAACTTTTTTAGTGTCCAATTTATATTACGAGTTACATCTTCACCTTGTATGATTCCATTTATTTCTTCATTTAGTTTTTTTATTTTTACAAGTGTTTCATCCGATGGTAAATGATTACGTTTTAAGTAATCTTCTATCAAACTATATTGATAACTCGTATCAGTAATGTCTCCTATATCAATCTTATCAGTTCTGACTTTATCAGTTATCCTATCAGTTCGAGTTACAACCACTTCTTTTATGTTGTATTTTTTTCTAATAACGGACAATGCTTTTTTCAACTGAGTACCTGTCGTGTTAGCCACACGAACTCTAAGTCTTGCCTTCTTAGGCATATCATCTACATCGGGTACTTGTCCCTTTTCAATATCTAATGTATAATAACCATAATCATTCGGTATTTCTATATACTCTGATTTACGTTTTGGTACATCCCATAATAAGTAACCATGTGATAAACCCTCACCATGATTTTGTTGAACCAATGAACCACAATAAGATATAGTTTCTTCTTTATTAAGATGTTGACGTTTATGTATATCGCCAAGTAATCCCATATCATATCCATCAAACTTAGTAATCTTTACATCACTTGGTAATCTAAATCCTAAGTCTGTTTCACATCTATCTACAGTTCCATGAAACAATACTATTTTAGTATCACCATCTACTTGGTCTGACGTAATGAAGTTATCTTCTTTATCCCAACAATCCCATACAACAAATGATGTATCTGCACATTTGTAGATACCACTATCTTTAAAGTAATGTAAATTGGGATGGTTTAGATTATTTACGATTGGTGTAAGAACATCAAGTCGTGAACGATTGTTTAGATTACAATCATGATTACCTGCAATTATTATTGTTGGTACAATATCAGATAAGTTTTTGAATAACCTTGATAATTGGTCAACTAACTCTGGTGACATTTCTGTTTTAGAGTGTGCAATATCCCCAGCAATATATGCAACCGCATTATCTTTATTCTTTTTTATTTCCTCATACGTTCGTTCAAAAACTTCTTCGTACTCTTTGTGTCTTTTTAAGTTTCTGACCTGTATATCAGAAATATGATGAATCCATTTTAACTTCTTAAATGGAACCTTGATTGTTTTTGTCATTAAAAACCTAATAGTTTTTTAGAAAATCTTTTACCTTTTTAATATCCTTGTCATCAACAATAAAATCCCATGAAGTTTCCTTTTCAAAAGTACCTTCAGCGTAGTATTTTGTTGATGGTTTAATATTAAACTTATCACTTAACAAATCACAAACCTCAGAACTTTCGATATGTACTTTCCATTCATCATCATTAAATTTCCATATATCTTTTTGTTTTGCCATTTAATTTATGTCCTATTAATTCCTTAAACGTTATTTCACGTGAACTCTTTATTAGTTCTAATGACCTTTCGTAACCTAAGTCCGATGGGTCTCCGTCTTCCATTGCTATATAAATAACATCAATACCAAAATTAATGAGATTTTCTGTGATTTTTATTGAGTCACTTTTCGCGTCCTCGTCCAACATTAAAAAAACTTTTTTAACATTTTTTTCAATTATTTTTTTAAACAATTTTTTGGGAATAGTTTTACCAAACATAGGAATTGCATTTCTCTTAATAGCAATGGCATCAAACACACCCTCACAAAGAACTATCGGTTCATCCCAATTTATATATAGGTCAAAACCGATTACATCTTTAGGTATGGGTGGATTTTTGTATTTCATCTTACTATTATAAAAGTCCCTACCTACAAAATAATTTAATTGACCATCACTATCATAGCTTGGTACAATCACCCTATTCCCATAAAGACCCTCTGAACAATACCCTATACCATACTTGAGTATATCCTTATATGTTAACCCTCTGTTATGTAAGAACATTAACGCATGTTGTTGTCTTATGGTAGTCTCTCCATCCCACAATGGTATAAATTCATCTGGTAACTTTAAGGTATATTCCTTTTCCTCTTTCTTTACATAACGTGTATCACCAACTATCTCTGATAGTTTCTGATAATGTGTACGTGAAGCACCTATCCGCTTAAGTAATTGGAAAAGATTATGTCCACCTTGATTAGATACCCAACAATGCCATTTACCAGTTTCTATATTAACTTGTAATTTTGGTTTATGATGAGATACAAAAGGTGACCAATACATATACTCATTTGGTTTTTTTAACTTTCGACCTTTAGAATTTAAGACCGAATCTAATATTTCTATAACTTCAAAATTCATTGTAAAACGACGCTAACTTATTTGACCAACTATCGATGTCTCCATACTTTTCGACACAATAGTCTTTCAGTATAGATAAATAGTGATTTCTTTTCCCAACACCCAATAATTTTATTTTTTTTACACATTTATCGAATTCTTCTTTATTGGAAGCTCTGTATGGATAATCTAAATCCGAATTCCAATCTGTATGTAGTATTGGTATCTTACCATAATCAATTGATTGCATAATAGTATACCCAAATGGTTCATCGTCAAAACAACAATGTGAAATACCCCAATCATCTGATTTGTAAAAATCTTCTACTTGTCCTGAAGAGAAACCCAAGACTTGTGTCTTTTGTAATATATGTTCCGCTTCTCCATCCTTTTCTAATCTATCAACAAATGCCTTTCTTTTTAGATTTTGAAACTCTGTCCATGAAGTAAAAGCAACACTTTGTATTTTATCTAAGTAATGTATATTTTTTCTTGCCTCAATACGTGAAGCATATCCAACAATGTTAGAACCATTATTATCATGTGTATTGTGAAATTCATAAATGTTCGGTATATTCAATCCCATCTTTTTTTCTATACCAACCCAAATCTTATTAGGAACATTTTCTAAAAAATAATCTTGTAATTGTTCATTCTTCTTATAGTTCTCTGTTATATTAACCTTTACAAATTCTTCACCAATCAATCTTTCTCTATACTGATACATTGGTTTCGACATAGAATTATCGTTGGTTTCTGATTGGACACTATGTACCACTATCGACTTAGCATCCTTATATAAATCCTTTACCCTATCATGGTCTTCCAAACCATATGGTGTTGTCAATAAATGAACATTATCAGCCTCGTCTACCATTTTTTTAAACTTATCCCTTTTGTTAGGATACATCCAAACTATTGGTAGATTAAGTCTGAGTAAAGGTTCTACTGCCTGTGCATAATAAATGTTACCTATATGACTCTCACCTATCTCAATCATCAAGGTAGGTCGTCTCTCTAACTTTGGTACTACGTACTTTATGAATCTGTCTACCCATAAAGCAACACCACCAAACATAAATTGTCCTACCTCTGTAGTGACATACAGGTCACTGCCTGTTTTATTCCATATCTTCATTCAATAGTTTTAATAATGAATCGAATTCTAAAACTGCATATGTCTTAGAACGATTACGTTTGAAAACAACCAAAGGAATATGATTGTTTGAATTATCTTCGGCCTGTTCTAATGCAGACCATATGTTTAATTTTTCTTGATTTTTACATTCAACTGAGAAAGGGAATAACCTACGTGCCGCTGGTGATAATAAAATATCTTCACCCGAATCACCCATCGTGATTGAACGTACATCGTCTGGTTCTAATTGTTGAAATTTTTCGAGGATTAAGTCTCTGACTTTATTTTGTAGGCGTTTGCCTTTATTTTTAGCACTTCTTGCTTTCATATTAAAACTTTTTTTGTTTTTTGCTTTGCTGCTATTGCTGCATTATATACCATCAGAATAGCAATTAGGCGTAATTATTTCAGAAATTAAATTGTAGAATTTAAAATAAAATAACTTTTATCATGATAACCTTATTAATATATATACTCAGAGCAACAAAAAGTTTAAACTTTTTTTAACTTTATTCTTAATTGATATATGTAACCATCTATTTTTTTAGCATCCTTGTGGTCATCAGGCATTTCTTGTCTTTTTATAATTAACTTACCTAATGCCTTCTGTATATCTAATTTTGATAAACCTTTCATACTACGTCTATAATATAAAAGTGCTAAAGCCTCGTCTTCAGCTTCAGCACCTCGAACACCTGCTACGGGTGTTACTTGTTCTACTTCATAGTAAACATCAACTACATCTTCTATTTCTTCCCATACCGTATTTTCCCAAAGTGCATCTAAATCAAGATTGACAGTATCCAAATCAATATCATCATCTTGTCCCAACATAACACTTATTAACAATGTAAGTGCTAAGTATTTCATAATACGTCAATTTCTACATTTAGATGTCTTGTAGGACTATTGTCATAATCTGTACCTACTATGATTTGGTATTCACCAGGTGGTATTTGAGAACTCCACTCTGTTCGATATAACTTCCATACGTATGTTTCTATTCTATCTCTACCATCTTTATATGGGTCAATTGATATTGGTTGTTTATGTACGATTTTACCTTTGGTATTTATCATATATAAACGAGTATTTTCTTTCTGAACTCTATATCTAATCTTTATACAATCTCCATTATTGATATCCTTAGTTTGCCATGCCTGTAATGGATATTGATTGAAAATTTCCATAGATGGTTCTGAGTCAATAGTAGGTTCGACATTAGAGTCGTTGTCATAGAAAAATATAAATCCCAATACAAAACATATAGCACCAATTAAACACAATTCAATTAGTTCTTCGTTTTTTGTTTTGTATTGGTTCTGTTTAGCCCACAAAGTCATTTAAGTCTCCTTTGTAATAAATAGGGGATTGGGATATCAACCCCCTATAAATTATTGACCTTCGTAAATTAAAGGTATTTCAGCTAATTCGAATGCAAGTGAATCGTAGGTATAATACCATATCTCATCGTTACGTCTTTGATGATATAATCTACCTTCTCCATCTGATTCTATGTTATACTGCCACTCTCCATCAACATCAGGTATACCTAATATCATGTTTATCTGAACGTTACGACTTCTATTAATCACTTCGAGAGGATTATAAGGCCATGCCTCAAGTCCTGTAGACATCAATGTCTCGGCTGCGTGTTCTTCTAATCCTGCCCAAATCATATCAGCGAATGCCTTCTCTGCCGATGCCTCCGCATTGTCTACCGTATCTTGATATCTCGGTATTGCAACAGCTGCTAAGATTCCAAGAATGATTGTAACCATAACAAGTTCAATCAATGTGAAACCTTTTGATGTATTCTTTAATATGTTCATTTTCGTTTCCTTTCTGGACTATATGTCCGTTTGTTTTAGGGTACTAAAGTTTTATGAAGTTTAGATGGATTTTCAGTATCAATCACAACAAGAACTGGTGCTTGTGCTGATGTACCACTACCACTACCTGGTATGATTAGGTATGCATAAGAACCATCCTGAAATGGTGAGGTTAAACCATTGTTACCAAAGTCTGATTTGAAGTCAAGTGCTCCAATTTCTTGTCCACCATCAAAATCAACTGATGTTTCAAGACTCATCCAATCGTTTTGTAATGCGTCATCATCATCAACAGCTGGTGAGAACACATATACGAATTCACTTAGGTCATCTGTGTAAGATACTTTTTGGTCAAGTATTGTTTCAACATATGCTTCAAGTGTTTCGTCTGTGGAAGCTCCCTCTGCTAAGTCAATACCACCAACGGCGACATCATACTTTTCTTGGCCTGGAAAACGACCTTTTCCTTCTTCAGATAGGGTTTGATTATAATAGTTGTTAGCCACAGTTAAGATTTTATCAATGTTTGCCATTGTTTTCTTTTCTTTAGCCCCAGCACCAACTGCACCAAATTTTGGAGCTGCTGTTGTAGCTAATGTAGCCATCATTGCAGTAGTAACAGCAAATTCAGCAAGTGAATTACCTTTGTTACTCTTCATTTTTCTAATTAGGTTTATGAACATTTCAGTTCTCCTTGTACTTTATTTGTTGTGAATTTCGTTCTAATAACTAAATCCTATACCTATATAGTACAAAAAGTGTACCAAAAAAATCAATATTGCCGTAAGTCTATATGCGCCAATAAAATAAAGTTGTTTGTTAATATTATTGTTGTTGTGTGTTTTTTAATTTGTGTATAGATGTGATACACGTGAATGTAACATTTTGTGGTAGTGTGTTACAATGTTACAATTAGAATTTATCTTTCCAATATCTACGATATTCTTGTTGTGCCCAATTCTCTGCTTTTCTTTCCCACTTATTATGTAGGTATCTGTCTTTACCACGTAGGTCAGCCATATTACCAGCCTGATTGTATTTCTTTAAGAACTTCTTTAGACCAAACTTTTTTCTCTGAACTGCATGGTGAATCTCATGTAATACTGAAACTACAAATTCTTGAACACTTGGATAATTTCTTCTTAGTATTATAACGTCATTGTCAAAATCATAATCACCATCATTAGAACTACCGAATTTTACTTTAGACTTTAGACCATAATACTTTACTAACTCAGATGCTATGTATTGGAAGTCAGCTCGTTCAAATAATAAATGAACTTTTTTGTGTCGTGAAACATCTTCTTTAATACCTTTTGTTTGTAGTATCCTTTGTTTCTTGACCCAATCTTTTGCTATTTTATTCTTGATTGGTTTTTTCATAAACATACTAATACCTTTTC